CGAGCGCAAACGCCGCCGTGAAAGTGTGGTTGCCTTCCATCAAATCGTCGCCATCCTTGGCAACGTCGCCCGACTTATTCAGCGGCAGCCACTTTTTCAGCAACTCCGACCAGACTTGAACCGGCAGGAATTTGTCGTCATCGCCGACGCGAAAGACCTCGACGTTATAGTTGGTTCGACGCTTCAACGACTCGGTAGCCTTACCTTTCAAGACCTTATCCAGAGCCTTGCCGACCTCTGATTCTCGGTCGAACACTTCCGCGCCGTCCTTATTGATCACCGGAACCCGCGCCTCTAGGCACAACTCGCGAAACTGAGCCTGAAACGATTCCGTGATGCCCGCGATGCCAATCTCGGCATCGATAGCAGACTCGGCGACCGCCTCGCACTTGGCGAGGATGGACTCGGCCAAGACCGGGTTGACCGACTTGGCAACGACAGCAGCGACAACCTTGTTTGACTTAGCCATGACAATATCTCCAATAGAATCCTGACAATGTCAGGAACCGCGAACCGCGCGGCGCGCTCGGCAGGAACTCCCCGCCGAGCCTCTATTATACCACAACACGAGTACAATGTACAGGCGACGGCAGGCAGCCGAGCAGGATTTTTGGGCGGCGAACTCAAGTACATAGCCTCATCTCGTTCATACAAAATCTGACTCAAGCCCATACCAAATCCCGAATTTGGCGTAATCAAGACCCTACTGGGGTGCCACCCCCGCTGTATCAGTTACCTCCTGCGTAGCGCAGTAATACATTTGAATCCACACAAACGACGCACACATTTTCCAAATTCGTCCAACCTGACCCCCACCCCCCTCATATAGAAACCCCCCCGGTATCAAATTTGGTTCCATACCGCTTTTTCATATATATTCTGTAATATGGACAGCGTGCCCATACTTGTGCCGGACATTGATGAAGCGATACCGCTTCCCGCCAACGCAGCCGAAGCCCTGCCTGAGTTATCTCGTGAGCAGGAAATTGAAATGCGGGCGAGGACAATCAAGCTCATCTCGGACCTAACAGGCACCGCTATAACTCCATCAGAAGAAAATATAGACGAGGCCAAAGAGTTAGCCCGTCAAATGATGGACGACCCGAAGAAGCGGATTGAATTTAGTAAATATCCAAACGAAACGATGGCGTATTTGGCTGGATTAATTCAGCAAAGCAACTGCGCTTTGGTAGATGACCTATCGGAATTGAAACAATACGTGGTTAATAAGTTGGTCTACGAAGTAGAACACGCCACAACGCCCAAAGAACGCATCCAAGCCCTCACTAAATTGGGCGAAGTAGACGGTGTTGATGCGTTTAAGAAGCGCACCGAGACCACGCACATCATTAAGCCCATCGAAGAAGTCGAAAAAGAGCTTTTGTCGGTGTTAGAAGGCATCGAATATCGCGTCCTAAGCGACAAATCTGATGCAGCTTGACGCCGAAAGCCTGCAAAAACTCAAACTTGCCCTGCCTAACATGCCGGACAAGGAGAAAAGGCGTGTCGCTGACCTACTAAAACAGTATCAAAGCCAGATTACGCAGAAATTAGGCAAAGATTCCTTCCTAGACTTCATCGGCCACGTGTATCCGGGCTACAAAGTAGGCCCACATCACCAAAAATTAGCGCGAATCTTTGAAGATATTGCCGCAGGCAAGAAGAAAAGGGTGATCGTCAACATCGCCCCGCGTCATGGCAAGTCAGAGATGATCTCCTACCTCGCTCCTGCGTGGTTTTTGGGCAAATACCCGCAGAAGAAGGTCATTATGGCGTCTCACACGGCGGATCTGGCCGTGAACTTTGGCCGCAGAGTCAGAAATCTAGTGGGATCGGAGAGCTACCGTGACATTTTCCCTAACGTCGAGCTTCAAGCAGATAGTAAAAGTGCTTCTCGTTGGGGTACAAATTTTAACGGTGAGTATTTTGCTATTGGCGTTGGTGGTGCCTTGGCTGGTCGGGGCGCTGATCTATTCATTATTGATGATCCTCATTCTGAACAGGAAGCCAAGCAAGGAAGAGTTGATGTATTTGAGCCTGCTTGGGAATGGTTCCAATCGGGACCGGTCCAGCGACTAATGCCGGGTGGCGCGATCATCGTGGTGATGACGCGGTGGAGTAAGCAGGACTTAACCGGCAAGATCGTGGATCACATGACCCGCGAGGAGGAGTCAGATCAGTGGGAAGTGGTCGAGTTTCCGGCCATTCTTAATGAGAAACCGCTTTGGCCGGAGTTCTGGAGCATCGAGGAATTGCTGGCGAAAAAGGCCAGTATGGATGTGCGGTACTGGCAAGCCCAGTACATGCAGGAGCCGACATCCGAAGAGGGTGCGCTTATTAAACGTGAGTGGTGGCAGGTCTGGGAGCCAGAGAGTCCCCCGCCGTGCGAGCACATTATTATGTCGCTCGACGCCGCTCAGGAAAAATCCAACCGGTCGGACTTTAATGCCCTCACCACGTGGGGGGTCTTCTTTAACGAGGAGACCAAGAACTACAACATAATCCTGCTCAACTCGATCAAGCAGCGGCTGGAGTTCCCAGAGCTAAAGGCGTTGGTGTTGGAAGAATATAAAGAGTGGAACCCCGACACTTTTATTGTTGAAAAGAAATCCAACGGCGCAGCCCTGTATCAGGAGATGCGACGAATGGGCGTCCCGCTATCCGAGTTCACGCCGGGTAAGGGGCAGGACAAGATATCCCGTGTAAATGCAGTATCCGATCTCTTTGCCGCTGGTATAGTCTGGGTGCCAGACCGCCGGTGGGCGTGGGAGGTCGTGGAGGAATGCAATGATTTCCCAAGTGGCACACACGACGATTTGGTTGACTCTACTACCCTTGCTCTTCTTCGCTTTAGGCAAGGCGGGTTTATACGCCTACCTTCTGACGAGCCTGAGCCGACGAAGTGGTTTAAGAGCCACCGTAATGAAGGCTATTACTAGGAGATTCTAAATGGCCGTCGATAAAAGTTTAATGCAGGCTCCGTTGGGTCTTGAAGCTCTCGCGGCAGAAGAACCCGCGATTGAGATCATGATTGAAGACCCGGAGAGTGTAGCCATCGGTGTCGATGGTATGGTGGTCGAGATGGTGAAGGATGAGCCTCGTGCCGAGGACTTTGACGCCAACCTCGCGGATTTCATGAGTGAGGGCGAGCTTCAGTCCCTCGCCTCAGAACTGATTGGTAACTACGAGCAGGATCTCTCCAGCCGCAAAGATTGGCTGGATACCTACGTCAAAGGTTTAAAGATTCTTGGTATTCGGTACGAGGATCGTACTGAGCCGTGGCCCGGTGCGTGTGGTGTGTTCCATCCTCTCCTGATGGAGAGCGCGGTCAAGTTCCAGTCCGAGACGATCATGGAGACCTTCCCGGCGATGGGTCCGGTCAAGGCCAAGATTATCGGCAAGGAGACCCAAGAGAAGCGTGACTCGGCGGTGCGTGTCGCTGATGACATGAACTACCAACTGACCGAGGTCATGAAGGAGTATCGCCCGGAGCACGAGCGACTCCTGCTGAGTCTTGCCCTCGCCGGTAACGCCTTTAAGAAGGTGTACTTCGATCCGAGTCTTGATCGCCAGACCGCGATCTATATTCCAGCCGAAGATATGGTGGTGCCGTATGGCGCTGCTAACTTAGAGACGGCTGACCGTGTTACGCACCGAATGCGTAAAACAAAGAATGAATTAAAGAAACTTCAATACGCAGGGTTTTATCGTGACGTGGACTTGGGTGAACCCATGCGCGTCATGGACGAGGTGGAGAAGCAGAAGGCAGAAGATCAGGGCTTCTCAGCAACGATGGACGACCGGTTCCAGTTGCTTGAGATGCACGTCAACATCGACCTGCCGGGATACCCGGACGTTGACAAAGATAACAACGAGACTGGGATAGCTCTTCCATACGTAGTAACCGTCGAGAAAGGCACCGGAACCGTTCTCGCTATCCGACGTAATTGGAGGGAAGATGACAAGCTCAAAGCGAGGCGGCAACACTTCGTACACTACGGATACATACCGGGCTTTGGATTTTACTACTTCGGACTTATTCACCTTATCGGGGGACACAGTAAAGCTGCAACGTCCCTCCTTCGCCAGCTTATCGACGCGGGAACCCTCAGTAATCTCCCCGGTGGACTCAAGTCTAGAGGACTTAGAATTAAAGGAGACGATACTCCAATCGCTCCGGGCGAGTTCCGAGACGTAGATATTCCGTCAGGCGCGATCCGCGACAACATCCTGCCGCTGCCGTACAAGGAGCCTTCGCAAACTCTCGCTGCTTTGATGGACAAGGTGGTGGAGGAAGGCCGCAGATTCGCTGCGGTGTCGGACCTGAAGATTAGCGATATGTCCTCGCAGGCTCCGGTCGGTACGACGCTGGCTGTGCTTGAGCGCGTGCTCAAGGTGATGACGGCGGTGCAGGCACGTGTGTATTACGCGATGAAGCAGGAGTTCAAGCTCCTTGCCGCAATCATCCGAGACAACACGCCAGAAGAGTACAGCTACGAGCCGGAAGTAGGTGATCGCAAGGCTAAGAAGGCTGACTACGACGATGTTGATGTCATCCCGGTTAGTGACCCCAACGCCTCCACCATGTCGCAGAAGGTGGTGCAGTACCAAGCGGTTCTCCAGTTATCTCAAACTGCGCCGCAGCTTTATGACTTGCCCTATCTACATCGGCAGATGATCGAGACGTTGGGCGTAAGGAACGCGGATCGTATTGTTCCGTTGGCAGCAGATGCCAAACCACGCGACCCCATCACCGAGAACATGGATGTGATGACGGGCAAACCTGTCAAAGCGTTTATGTATCAGGATCACGAGGCCCATATCGCCGTACATATGGCGTTGGGACAAGACCCCAAGATTGCTCAGCAGATCGGACAAAACCCGATGGCTCAGCAGATTACCGCCTCGCTTCAGGCGCACATCATGGAGCACGTGGCGTTCCAATACCGCCGCGAGATCGAGAAGCAGCTTGGCGCAGCCTTGCCCCCGCTTCCGCAAGACGACCGAGAAGAGTACGACCTGCCGCCTGAGTTTGAGGCGCAGTTGTCGCAGTTGGCAGCAGCCGCTGCCGCACGGGTTCTTCAGAAGGACACCGCAGAAGCGCAGATGCAGCAGGCTCAGCAACAGCAACAAGACCCGCTGGTACAGATGCAGATGATGGACTTGCAGATCAAGCAGCTTCAGGCGCAAACAAAAGCGCAGCAGATGCAGATCGAAGCCCAGATTCAGCAGGCCGAAATCCAGCGCAAACAGCAGAAAGACATCATGGACGCCGCTGCCAAGGCAGACGAGTTGGATCTTCGCAAAGCCGAGATCTCTGGCCGTCAGCAGCTTGAAGCAGCACGACTGGGTGTTGATATTGAGAAACACAAGGCTGATCTCAGCGGCAAGCAGCAAGAGGCGGGCGTACGCCTTGGCCTTGAGATTGGTAAAGCACGAGACGCTACAGAAATGCAACGTGCTCAACTTGCACAGAATCGGAGAAATAAACCGCAAACGGAGGAGTAATAAATGTCTTACAACAACGCTCTGGAATACTTGGACTCAAAACTCCAAGACGAGCGCACATTGATCGTGGAAAGCATCATTCAAGGCAATATGAATGAAGGTGAGTACAGAAGGTTATGCGGGGCGTTACAGGGTCTCGACCTCGCACGTAACTACATCAAAGACCTTGCAAAGAGGATGAATGAAGAATGAGTAACATTGACGTAGAAAAAACACAGGAAGAGGCTGCCAAAGCCAAGCTCCTGCCCGACCCGAAAGGCTACCGGATGCTGTGTGCGGTTCCGCACGTAGAAGAGGAGTTTGACGGCGGCATTATTAAAGCAGACGACACCAAGCGAACTGAAGAGCAGACCACCGTGGTTCTGTTTGTCATCAAGATGGGTGATCTTTGCTATGCGGATAAGGACCGGTTCCCCACCGGCCCGTGGTGTAAGGAAGGCGATTTTGTCCTGACCCGTCCGTACTCAGGCACTCGCGTGGTCATCCACGGTCGGGAGTTCCGCATCATCAACGACGACACGGTAGAAGCGGTGGTCGATGACCCCCGTGGCATCCGTCGCGCATAAGGAGTAATTATTATGGCTAATGAAGAATATAAGTTTCCTGACGAAGTAGAACAGGAAACCCCGGTTGAAAAAGAACCTGAACTTGAAGTTCAGGTCGAAGACGATACCCCGCCACAAGACCGTGGTCGTGTCCCCTTACCCAAAGAGGTAGTGGAGGAGCTAGAGAAGGATGACCTTGAGGAGTATTCCGACAAGGTTAAGAAACGCCTCTCCCAGATGAAGAAGGTGTGGCATGACGAGCGCCGAGAGAAAGAGCGTGCGCTGCGTGAACGCGAAGAAGCGTTCCGGTTTGCCCAGTTGCGGGAACACGAAATTCGTCAATTAAAACAACGACTTGGCAATGGCGAGAAAGCCTATTTCCAAGAAGTTACTAAGGCAGCGAATAATGACTTGGTTACGGCCAAGGAACGTCTCAAGCAAGCTTATGAGTCAGGTGATGCTGAAAAGATTACCGATGCTCAGGAGGCTATGACTGAGGCTAAATTAAAGATTAAACAATACGAGAACTTCCGGCCCTCTTTACAAGAAGAGGAATCGGTAGTACAACCAATTCAACAGTTCCAAGCGCCCTCGGCACCTCAACCTGTTTCGGACCCAAAAGCCGAAGCATGGAAAGAGAAAAATCCGTGGTTTGGCGCAGACGAGGAGATGACCGCCCTCGCACTTGGACTGCATGAAAAATTGGTCCGGTCTGGAGTCGATCCGCGTAGCGACGAATACTACGACCGAGTTAACGCGACGATGAAGAAGCGATTCCCCGATTATTTCGAGGAAGAGCAGACTCAAACGAGGGACGCTGAAAAGCCCACTCGCACAAAGCCAGCCAATGTGGTTGCACCGGTTACTCGGTCATCCGCGCCACGTCAGGTTCGCCTGACGCCGACTCAAGTTGCCTTAGCAAAAAAGCTGGGATTGAGTAATGAGCAGTATGCCCGTGAATTAATGAAACTGGAGAGTAACTAAAATGGCTGAAAACAGACTCGCACGTGAACTCGAAAGTCGAGAATCCGCGCAGCGCAACAAAACTTGGACCCCGCCTCAGACGCTACCGGCACCAAATCCGCAGCCGGGTTGGGTCTTTCGATATATCCGGACCAGTAT